AACCCGACGATAGCGTGCCCTGGAACGTCCCACCTGCGGCCTGGCCGATGGTGTAGACGTACTGCCCGCCCGTGAACGTGAGCACGTTCTCATCCGAGCCGAATATTGCTTCGTGCTCGGTGGACATCGAGTCCAAAAGATCATTGAGCGTGTCTAGAGCGTCCTGCGAGTCCGTAGACGCAAGCGTTTCGCCGGGGGAGTAGCTGTTGATCCGACGCAGCGCTCCCGTGATCAAATCGAGCGCCGTAGTCAAAGTAGCGCGTCCTTACGTCGCCCTCACTGAAGAACGGAGGGCAGGGCCAGGTTGGTCGGGCGGTTCACTTCGATCGTGTATGTGTCGCCCACGGTCGGCGTGAGGTTGCCGCCGGTGCAATTTGCCCACGTCACACGCAACGTATCGGCGGCTGATACGTCACCCCCTGCGATGATCAGCCCGGCCTGAAACGTGGTCTTGCTGATGCAGGAGATTTGATCGCCAATACGGAGACCTTTTACCGTCACCGTCTGCTGGTTGCCCGTGTTGGCGTTGACGATCGCGAACGAATTCGTGATCTGTAGCAACAGCGCGTTTTGGATGTTGCCTAGACTGGGATCTGCGGGACCGGGCATGGATCACCTCCGAAAAAGGAGGCGGACCCGAAGGCCCGCCCCGTAAAGCCTCTTACTGAACGGTCGCCGGCAGCGACGCCAGTGCCGTGACACCCGGCGGACGGGTGCTCTGGTTGAAGCGCGCGACCGTGACCAGGTAGGTCCCGGCGGTGGGCACCAGCGCGCCCGCCGTGGGGTTGATCCACGTGATGTAGAACTTGTCGTCGGTCGTCAGATCGTTGCGGAAACTCGCCAGCCCCACCGCCGTGCCGAGAGACGGCGGATTCACCGCCACGATCACGTCACCCGCTTTGATGCCGGTGGCGAGCGTGACCTGTGAAACACCGTTCAGGCCGAACGACTGCTCCGCGGCGACGATGGTGGCCACCGAAATCGGTACGAGGGCTACCGCGATCGTCTGGAAGGTGACGCTGGTCGAGTACGGCGACTGGGTGTTGACGGTCGTTTGACTCGACGGACCCGGATTGACTGAAGGCATCGCATTTCTCCTAGATTAACCGGCGACGCGCACTGCGAGCTGACGGTACAAACCGGCATACCCGTAGAGCACGTCCGCTCGAGTCGGCTCGGCGTCGTTGTTGATCGTGTACTGCGTGACGAAGCGGATCGACATGCCAATGTCGGCATTGTTGGCCCGCGCGGCGCTCTGCACACCCCCCGGCAGCGGGAGATCGGCAAATGCCAGAGCGAACGCGTTCTTGTGGAACGCAATGCCCTGCGGGCTGACCTTCGCTGCGTTACCCGTTCCACCGTTGACCGTCAGGGCCGAGGTGGCCGTGAAAGCCGCCGTCGTGACCGCGTTCTGGAACTGGCCGCCCGTGATGACGCACTCACCGATCAGGATCGAGAGCGCACCCGCACCACCGCCGGACGTATAGACACCGGTCGTCGCGTTGAAGGTGCCGCTCGTCAGCGTGGCCGGCGCGAAGTTCAGGCCCGGAGCCGCGGCACCGCTCGGCTGCGAGATGTAGCCGGCCGGGGGCAGGACCACGAACTGCTTCAGGCTGTTGCCGTACTGCGTGCGGCTCTGCGGATTGGCCGGGAACACGCCCGCGATCTGGATGATGTCGCCGACCTTGATCACACCGGTCGTCGCCGTCCAGCCGTTCGTCTGGATGAACCCAGACTGCGCCCAGCCGGTCGTGAGGAACGCACCGGCCGTGTTGGCCGTCAGCAGCGGGGCGCCGCCCTGTGCGCCCGTGGTGAAGCTCACCACGTTCTGGTCCTCGTACCAGTCAAGACCCGCGAACTGCTTCGCGATCAGGCCGTTTCGGATCATCTCACCGATCTGCGCCTGCGGGTTGTAGAGACCCTTCACGCCGTCCGTGGCAAACGCCATCGAGATCGGGTCGAGTGCGAGCATCGGCGTGAGGTTCTTCGGCGCGCCTTCCGACACGAGCAGCGCTCGAGCGGTGGCGAACGGTAGGAACGAGCTCGGCGAGATGCCGGGCGTACCGACCGACAGAGCCGTGTTCTGGTAGCCGAAGTACAGGCCGTCGGAGTCGATGCGGTTCGCGACCGCGGCCATCATCGGATTCAGCACCCGCCCCTGGAACAAGTCCATGGACAAGGCCAAATCGGCCGTCGTGAACTGCACATCCACATGGAACTGCGAGTTCAGCGACACCGGGATGTACGTTTCGTTCGTGTCCTCGACGTTCAGCGCCGGGCCGAACGTGCCGAGGAACCGAGGCGGACGCCGTACGTTGACGGTCGCGCCGATTTTCGCGGACTTCACCGCAAATTCGTCTGAGTACTGACGGTCCACGCCGCCCGCAAAGACGAGGTAGTTTTCGAGTACATCCAAACCTTGGTTCGTGATGTACGAAATCGTGAGCAAATTGTTACTGATGGCCGCTGCTCCTTAAATGCCCGAGGGCGCAGAATGTTTGGATCAAATCATCCCTCACCGCTTCGCAGCTTTGAGCCGCCGTTGCTGCTCGTTGTGCTGTCGAAGCTCCGCGAACGACATTTCGGAGGGGTCTTTCGTGACCGGCTCTTTCTTGCCGTCAATCGGAGTGATCGGCGCGGGGGCTTTGGACTGCTCCGGCGTCTTGCTCGACTTGGGCTCATCCGCCTTTGCAGGCTTCTGAATCGTCATCTCGAGCTTACCCATTTCCGCCAGTTGCTTGATGGGCGACAACCGGTTCAACCGCTCCGCTACGTCGGGGTTCTTCGCCAAGTGGTAGGCCAGATCCGGCCCCATATCGCTTTCGCGAATGTACTGAATGAGCGGCATCCGAAGTTCGATCTCCGACTTGTTGACCACGCTCTCGTAGTCCGCAATTCGGCTCGAAGCCTCTAAAATCCGCTTCTGATGCGCCTGTTCGAGCTGGATCTGTTCGCTTTTGCGAACCGACTCAGCCGCTTCGGCCTCTTTCTGCTTCAGCTTCCAATCGACGGAGGCGTCGACATATTCGGCAACGGTCGAAAAGTCCTCCTGTTTCGGAGCCGTGGCAGGCTCTTTCACGGGCGCGGGAGTGTTGGACTTTTCGAGCCCTGAGACTTTCGCCTCGAGCTCGCCCACCCGCTTTTCCGCCGCCAGCTTCTCGAGGTACTGGGCTTTACCCCATTCCTCGGCCTCTTTCATCTGGCGGTGCTTCTCGTTGATCCGCTTCTGCACCTTCTCCGGCAGTTCCGCATCCACGTCCGTGGGCTTTGCAGCCTCGGTCGCAACGGCCTCTGTCGGTTTCTCTTCCACGGACTTCTCGACGGTCGGCTCGGCTTTCGCTTCCTCGACTTTGACCGGCTCCGTGACCGGTGCCACAAACTCCGCCACGCGACCTGTCTGGATCAACTCCAACATGTTCTCGTTCGTGACGACTTGTGACATGGCGTATCTCTCACCCGTGCGGATGCACGTGAGATGCACGCTAAGACGTAGTTACCGCACAAGGCAGTAGGGAATCTAATCGCGTGGTCCGGTTTTAGCGTCTGCCACGGCGGCGAGCGCGAATGATGAAGTCCCCGCCAGCCCCCACATCGGGCGTTGCTTGTAACGTAATGGTCTGGCCGATAAAGGTGATCTGTCCGGCGGTATCAATCGAGAGCGCGACCGAGCCATCGGCCGTCAGCGTGACGCTCTGGCCGGCGTAAGTGATCGCGCCAGTCCCGGCCGCAACGCCGATATTGAACGTCGCGGTCTGGCCAGTAAAGGTGATTGCGCCCTGAGTAGAGAGCGCGACACCAATATCGATAACGGCCGATTGCCCGGCGAACGTGATGCTGCCGGGCGTGTCAATCGAGAGCGAAACGGAGCCGCTAGAAGATTCCCAGAGACTCCGTAGATCGACCCACACTCAAATCTCTAACTGACCGTGGCGCGCATGATGCCGTTCGCACCCGGCGTGACGGTGAACGAATTGCCCACCGTAACGTTCACTTCCGAGCCGTAGTCGAGATATCCGACGACGTCCTTATTGGTAGACGTACTGTCGTAGATCGCGACATACCGAAACTGCGCAATCGAGCCTCCCGAAGCCGTCCACAAGAAGGCCGAACTCGTGAACGCCCAGATGCCTGTCCCGCCTCCGGTCTCGGCCCAGGCGACGCCTGTGAGCGTTACGCCGTCCGTCACATAGCCGTTACCGTTGGCGATCTGCGTGATGTCGGCGAGGACTTGCGTCCCCGCCTTCGTCGGTGCCACATCGGTCAGCACGGCTTTGAAGGTGTCAGCCGACAAATCATCGCGCTTCTTGCCTAAGAAGTTCGCGAACTCGTCAACGACTTGAAAGGTCGCCACGATTACACCGGGATTTCAGCGTACAAGGCACCCAACTGCGCAACCGTCGTAGTCGCCGTGGCGCTCGCTGCAACCGATACCCATGCACCCGGCGGACAGACGATAGCCCCACCGACATCGATCCATCCCATGCCGAGATTGTCCACCGTCAGCGCGCCCGTATGCAGATCGAGCAGCGGGAAGAAGAATCCGCCGGCATTCGTCGGGGTTCCCACGCGATACGGAGTGGAGACGGACGCCTGGCCGCCGATCAAACAGGCTTGGCGTGAGTCGATCGCTGTGGTTGCGGTCGGTGCCGAGGTCTGGCCCGTATTGCCAGTAAGACCGAGTGCTGCGGCCACCGTCGTCACTACGGTGAGCCCGCACGTGATAGCGAGCACCGACACGTTGACGCCGGAATTTGCGGGGTTCCAGATCAGCGGCCCACCCGTGCCCGCGGCTGTCGAGAAAATGACCGGCGCCGTGACAATCGCCGTGGCGAGAAACAGCCGGCCGCGAGCGGCCTGTTCGTAGTACCGGCCGTTGAGCTCGGAGACAATCGTGTCACCAAGTCGACCCGCACGAGTGCCAATGATGGCACCGTCCGCCGCGATCTGCGGCCCGATCGATTGATAGTTTGGGTTAGCCATCGACATTGACTCCAGGTGAGGGTGTGAAATCTT